TTACGCCTTCTTTATATCCTCCATAATTCCAGAGTGGGACATATTTGGGACATTATCACCAAAAATGTCGTCTATTTTCCTCGCATGCTCTGTCAAATGATTAGGCGCAAGGTGAGCATACCTACGAACCATTTCTATGGACTCCCATCCGCCCATTTCCTGAAGCACTGATAATGGGACGCCTGACTGAATCAGCCAGCTTGCCCAGGTGTGTCTGAGGTCATGGAAACGGAAATCTTCAATTCCTGCACGACGACAAGCTGATAGCCATGATGTCTTGCTGTCGATGCGCATCTTCCTGACCGCAGGCGTTGATGTTCCATCTGCTCGCTTAGCCGCCTTGGTATGTACAAACACCCATTTGTGATGCTTGCCTATTTGATCACGCAACACTTTACAGGCGGTATCGTTCAGCGCCACACCAATGGCGCGGTTTGATTTGCTCTCTTCTGGATTCACCCAGGCAACTCGTCGCTGCATGTCGATTTGTTGCCATTCCAGATTTATGATGTTCGACTTTCTCAGACCAGTTGCCAGCGCAAACTTGACGACAGATTTCAGTGGTTCGGGGCACTCATCAATAAGGCGTTTTGCTTCCTCCTTTTCCAGCCATCTGACTCGCTTGTTTCTGACCGCTGGTATCTTGATGACAGGCGCTTTTTCCAGCCACTTCCAGTCGCGTTCTGCAGCACGGAGAATGGCCTTTATCATGGCAAGATGCTTTGCCTTTGTCTGAGTTGATACTGGCTTTGGTTCATAAACAGGCGGTTCTTTACCTTTCCTGATGGCGGCCTGAACTTTCTGTTTCCATATTTCTTTCGTCTTTCTGTTATGCATTCTGCTTACAGCAGAGTAAATCTTTGCCTCCGAGATATCTTTAAGCCTTATACCCTCAAAATGTTCAAGCCAGAACTCAATCCGGCTTTTATCTGAATCGAGAGATTTTTTATCAGCTTTTTCCTCAAGCCATCTTAGGCAGGCCTCTTCAAAAGTGACATCAGGTAAATCCCCTAGCTTTTCTACTCGCCAGAGTTCTGCTTTTCGCTTGTCGTGCAACTCCTGAGCTTGCCGCTTGTCCTTTGTGCCAAGAGATTCCTTAATTCGTTTCCCGCCCGGGAGCGAATACGAGGCATACCATATTTCATTTCTGCGGAAGAGTGACATTTTCTTTCCTCTGTTATGCCATCACCCGCGCTCACCTGGACAGTATGCAGCGGAGACTGAAGCGCCGCAATGCAGGCTTGCCGTGTTGTGAGGTAAGGAGATTTTGGCTTGGTTGGATCTTTACGTGTTGCCTGTAGGCGGCCTGTTCGTATCCAGTTGGTGGCGGTTGGTCTGGATATCTTAAGAAACTGACAGGCCTCATCGAGTGTGAGGCTGTATGATTCCATGGTTACCTCTGCTTTTTGAACGCATGTCACGTAACTTCTTAATGTGTTCTGCCGTTTCGATCTCTTCTGCTATCCGATCTGCATCAGCTTTATTCACAGGTTCAAAGTCATGATTAAAGCGGAACATGCTGGCGATACATGTTCTGCCTTTTCGGATGTAGTGAACTTTGTTGTGGGTAGAACGCAGGATTTTGCAGGGAGTGCCGTGGTGGTCGACGTACCAGGTGTTAGGAAAAATGATTCTGAACATTTTTACACCTCAGTTGGACGATGTTGAAATTTGCTGCTTTGAGGCCATCACAGTCCCCATTGTTTGTTCTTAAGTTCGATCTCCTCCTGGCAACTAGCACAAGTCCGACAACCCTGAACAGCCAGGCGTCTTCGCTCATCTATCGGATCGCCACACTCACAACAATGAGTTGCGGATACAGTCTGGTAGTTCAGACGACGCATTTTTATTGCTGTATTGCGCTGTAATTCTTCGATTTCTGATGCTGAATCAATGATGTCTGCCATCTTTCATTAATCCCTGAATTGTTGGTTAATACGCTTGAGGATGAATGCGAACAATAAAAAAGGAGCCTGTAGCTCCCTGATGATTTTGCTTTTCATGTTCACCGTTCCTTAAAGACGCCGTACAGCATGCTGATATGAGACAATGTTGATTCATTAAGTTGTTTCCAGACTTCCTTTGGTAAAAGCTTGTATCAGTCTGTTTGCTGCTGCTTTCTGCGCTGCCACATTGGCAATAACAGATAGTTTTTCCTGGCTGGCTTTCGTGCAGATCCCCGCCCAGTTATCCATCAGAAAAAAATCCTCTCTTTCTGCAGAGCTGGTAGTTGCACATAGTTTTTCGATCATAGAAGTTATTTCTGCGATGGAATGATTAACCATCATCTGTTGAACCGCAAAACCGAAAGCGTTAATCATTACTCCATGGAACTGAATATAATCGCGCTTGTACGTAGCGTGGTGTACACCATGTCGAATTGAGTCAATCTGAGTTAGTGTAATCCATGCCTCCCAGACAGATTCTATATATCCCATTTCAAGTTGTTGATTGCCGTTCCTAGCGAACTTTGACGTTGCATCAGTGAGTGCCTTGAAACTCACCCACATATTACTTTTTAATGGCACTACGTTGTGTTCAAAATCGGTTATATCGGCAAATACAGTATGTTGGGTCAGGAAGGATATCATTCCCTGAGCAATATCATCCCGGCCGTTATACGCCATATTGATGGTCGCTGATGGCTTAGAAACGTTGTTATTTATGTCCGAAAAGAACTGCTGCCGGGTTTTTAGCGGCAGATTCATTGTAAGCATCATGGGAACCATGAGCGTTGATGGGGAACTTCGGCAAAATATCTCAATGCCAGCTGCACGATGTTGACCATCAAAAAGTTTTATTTCGGCGTCGAGGGGAATTCTGGCTATACCAACATTTGTGTTGCCAAACGGTACAAATTCTATATTCGAATCACAGTTACCTACGAGAGGGGGAATGATAAAAGGCTCATTTCTTGAGTCTGCGTTAGTGAGATAATTTAAAAATTTTCGTACTCGATTTGGATTAATTTCTCGCTGAGAGCGTTCCAGTGTATGGCCGTAATTATCTGAAGCGAGGAAACGAGCCAGCGATCTTCCTGGTATGGTAAGGAAGAGTGTAACAGTACCACCCTGTACACCTTGCGATGCCGGAAATTCGAATGAATGATTACCAACCTGACTCATATATCCTCCTGTTTATTATTTATCTTCTCAGCCAGCCGCTGTGCTTTCAGTGGATTTCTGATAACAGAAAGGCCGGGAAATACCCAGCCTCGCTTTGTAATTGAGTAGACGAAAGTGATCGCGCCTACCCGGATATTATCGTGAGGATGCGTCATCGCCATTGCTCCCCAAATACAAAACCAATTTCAGCCAGTGCCTCGTCCATTTTTTCGATGAACTCCGGCACCATCTCGTCAAAACTCGCTATGTACTTTTCATCCCGCTCAACCACGACATAATGCAGGCCTTCACGCTTCATACGCGGGTCATAGTTGGCAAAGTACCAGGCATCTTTTCGCGTCACCCACATGCTGTACTGCACCTGGGCCATGTAAGCCGACTTTATGGCCTCGAAACCACCGAGCCGGAACTTCATGAAATCCCGGGAGGTAAACGGGCATTTCAGCTCAAGGCCATTGCCGTCACTGCATAAACCATCGGGAGAGCAGGCGGTGCGCATACTTTCGTCGCGATAGATGATCGGGGATTCAATAACATTTACGCCGGAAGTGAACTCAAACAGGGTTCTGGCGTCGTTCTCGTACTGTTTTCCCCAGGCCAGCGCTTTAGCGTTAACTTCCGGAGCCACACCGGTGCAAACCTCAGCCAGCAGGGTGTGGAAGTAGGACATTTTCATGTCAGGCCACTTCTTTCCTGATCGGGGCTTTGCTATCACGTTGTGAACTTCTGAAGCGGTGATGACGCCGAGCCGTAATTTGTGCCATGCATCATCCCCCTGTTCGACAGCTCTCACGTCGATCCCGGTACGCTGCAGGATAATGTACGGTGTCATGCTGCCACCTTCTGCTCAGTGGCTTTCTGTTTCAGGAATCCAAGAGCTTTCACTGCTTCGGCCTGTGTCAGTTCTGACGATGCGCGAATGTCGCGGCGAAATATCTGGGAACAGAGCGGCAATAAGTCGTCATCCCATGTTTTATCCAGGGCAATCAGCAGAGTGTTAATCTCCTGCATGGTTTCATCGTTAACCGGAGTGATGTCGCGTTCCGGCTGACGTTCTGCAGTGTATGCGGTATTTTCGACAATGCGCTCGGCTTCATCCTTGTCATAGATACCAGCAAATCCGAAGGCGAGACGGGCACACTGAATCATGGCTTTATGCCGTAACATCCGTTTGGGATGCGACTGCCACGGCCCCGTGATTTCTCTGCCTTCGCGGGTTTTGAATGGTTCGCGGCGGCATTCATCCATCCACTCGGTAACGCAGATCGGATGATTGCGGTCTTTGCGGTAAATCCGGCATGTGCAGGATTCGTTGTCCTGTTCAAAGTCCATGCCGTCAAACTGCTGGTTTTCGTTGATGATGCGGGACCAGCCATCAACGCCCACCACCGGAACGATGCCGTTCTGCTTATCGGGGAAGGCGTAAATTTCTTTCGTCCACGGATTAAGGCCGTATTGGTTGGCGACGATCAGCAATGCGGTGAACTGCGCATCGCTGGCATCGCCTTTAAATGCTGTCTGGCGAAGAGTGGTGATCAGTTCCTGTGGGTCGACAGAATCCATGCCGACACGTTCAGCCAGCTTCCCAGCCAGCGTTGCGAGTGCTGTACTCATCCGTTTTATACCTCTGAATCAATATCAACCTGGTGGTGAGCAATGGTTTCAACCATGTACCGGATGTGTTCTGCCATGCGCTCCTGAAACTCAACATCGTCATCAAACGCACGGGTAATGGCTTTTTTGCTGGCCCCGTGGCGTTGCAAATGATCGATGCATAGCGATTAAAACAGGTGCTGGGGCAGGCCTTTTTCCATGTCGTCTGCAAGTTCTGCCTCTTTCTCTTCACGGGCGATCTGCTGGTAGTGACGCGCCCAGCTCTGAGCCTCAAGACGATCCTGAATGTAATAAGCGTTCATGGATAAACTCCTGAAATTTTGATGTGCGGATCCAGACAGTGCGTTAACTGCATAGTTGTTTGAATGAACTCGCTTGATTAATCAAAATGTTGGATCACACTATGTCTTGCTCAAAATCTGATAAATAAGGTGTCTAGAATGCTGATTGATAAGTTAAAGTCTTCTCCGATGTACCCAACCGCAGAAATGGGTAAGCAGTCGAAAAAGAATCATTGGTATGTAAGGGAAAAGGGGAGTGATCAACCGCAAGACCAGACCTGGAGAGCTTGGTGGGAATCTCGCTCGCTTGGCAAAGGCCATATCAATTGGAGATCTACATGCGTAGCAGAAAATGTACTCGATCCATTCAATCCGCCATCTCGGTTTGAGGTTGATTTCAAAGCCCCTGATGGGAGTATCTACAACCTTGAATTTGCTTTGGCTCCACACGGCCCAAACAAGTGAGTAGTTAGTGGCTCAGACCACCGCCAGTACCATTCAGGTAAACCTCCACGAGCAAATCTTTTGTGTACGTTCGTTCGATGCCGCGATGCAAGTAAAGCCGACCGCGCAAATTAGCTGATGCCGTCCAGGTACCATCTTTGTGTTTAACCAGCATACCTGGCCGGACGGCACCGCGATTAACGGTCTGAGTTCCGTAATGTTGATGAACCATAAAAACTCCTGCCCGTAAGCTGGGCTGCTGAACATATAGAGACTTCTGCGCGTATTCAGGCGGTGCATGGCCGCCGGTTGTCATAACTAAGCCGCCTCGTTGAAGCGACTAAGGTATGAAATGTTGAGTTAATTTCAGCTGGTCACACCGACGTTCACGCGTCCGTTTCACCCCTCGCACTCCCCGAAGCCTGCTGAAATTCAAACTGTGGATCTAAGCGGTCATCGCAACGGTGAATCAGGTAGTTGCCGTATCGTTGTGTTGTTGCGATGAACTTATTTAAAACTATAGTTGTTTTATCGTTAACAACAAAAGTTGTTTTATTGGTTGTTTTAGATATAACTGGTTGTATTTAGGATGGATTTATTTTGTGACTTGAATCGCATAGCGATAACTGAAGCGAGGTTATGGTGGTTTTTTTAACGGTGTGTGTGATGAGGGGAGGGCAAAAGAAAACCCGGCACGGTGACCGGGATTCTTACGCCGTTAGGTAAAGATATTATTGCGGTGGCTTAATATTACTACCTAGAGCAAAGATAGGAATTAGTTCTTTACTGAATGAGCACAATGCCCAGTTGATAATTTTTAATTGGTACTACCCATGCTTCCTATATGTCTGCGGCATGCTCCCAATAACCTTACCGAAGATGAACACCCGGTTCATCTCGTCTTTCTCGATCGGGTCCCACGGTGAGTAGCTTTTGTTATCAGAGATGACCAGCAGCTTATCCTTCATCATTTGCAGGCGCTTTACATGGGCTGTGTCGTCGTACAGAAACGCATAGATACCATCACCGTCGAAAGATTTAACTGTGATATCAACGAACAGCAGATCACCTGGTTCGATCGTTCCTGACATGCTGTCACCACGCACGTTAATGATGCGGATATTTTCCGCCTTCCTACCATCGAACATGTGACGAGCATCGTCAAACGAGTACTCAACCGAGCGTAGAACTTCTACAAACTCACGGTTGATGACTCCCGGCCCAGCACTGACTTCTATATCAAGAACGTCAATCTTGAAGTATTTGGAATGGCTGACAGTTGATTGTATTGGTTGCACTGTACTGTCTGACATATTTCCAACGCCAGAAGATAACCATTCTGCGCGCACACCCAAAGCGTTCGCGATCTCCACGATTTTAGTTGTTTGATTAGCTTTCCCTGTTTCGATTTTCTGAATAGCAGCCTGGCTAACCCCGACCAAATCCCCAAGCGCCTTTTGTGTAAGGCCTCGCGCTAATCTGGCTTCTTTAAGTCTTTCTGAGAGTGTTGTTTTCATAGTCCAAATGTACAACCAAGGTTTTATTCCATCAAACGAAAATGGTTGTTGACTAAAAACAACCATAGTTTTAATCTTGATTCAAATTAACCACGGAGGTTGTTATGAACCCAGCTATCAAAACAGCGATCAGTATCGTTGGTTCACAAAAGAAACTGGGCGCTGCTTGCAAAGTTTCACAGCAGGCCGTCTATAAGTGGCTTCACAACAAAGCAAAGGTATCCCCTGAACATGTCGGCAGCATTGTTACGGCTACTGGTGGAGTAGTGAAGGCATACCAGATTCGCCCGGATCTTCCGAAGTTGTTTCCACACACCGAAAAGAACGCAGCTTAAATTTCCATTTCACGCTCTTTAACAATAAGCAATCAACTTAACAGTCAATTCAAACTAAAGGAGTCAATTATGCAACCACTTACATACCAACAGACTAGCGGATTTAGCCCGACTGCGGTGATAAATCGTTCTCAAACAAAACAGGTGCCAGGCCACGAAAAAATCCGTGATGCCGTCCGCGCCTGGTCGGCTGTAGATAATCAGGATGTCGTTGCCACACTCATTGTGAATGAGTATCGGGAGCAGGGCGGCGGCACCATCGATTTCCCTGATGATGTCAGCCGTGCACGCCAGAAGCTGTTCCGCTTCCTCGATAACAAATTCGATTCTGAAAAATACCGAAATAACGTGCGTGAACTGACCCCGGCAATTCTGGCGGTACTACCGCTGGAATATCGCGGTTACCTGGTTGAGCAGGATAGCTTCATGGCTAGGTTGGCTGAAATGGAAAAGGAACTCAGTGAGGCAAAACAGGCTGTCATTCTCAACGCACCACGCCACCAGAAACTGAAGGAAATTAGTGAAGGTATTGTGTCGATGTTTCGTGTGGACCCAGATCTGGCTGGTCCATTGATGGCGATGGTTACTACCATGCTGGGGGCGATATGACAGGTTCAGAAATGGCGAAAGCCGGTCTGCTGGAACAGAACCGACTTTCAGGTGCAAATCGTAACACACTCATTGCGGGAGGAATTATGGCAAACACTGCTGAGATATTCAATTTTCCAGTGCCGGATGCGGCACAAAAGGAGCCGCGCGTGGCAGATCTCGATGATGGTTATACGCGCATTGCAAATGAGTTGCTGGAAGCTGTGATGCTGGCCGGATTAACACAGCACCAGCTTCTGGTCTTTCTGGCTGTCATGCGCAAAACATATGGCTTTAATAAAAAACTGGATTGGGTTAGCAACGAGCAACTTTCCGAATTAACCGGGATATTGCCGCACAAGTGTTCTGCTGCAAAAAGTGTTCTGGTAAAGCGTGGGATTTTTATTCAGAGCGGGCGGAATACCGGCATTAATAATGTGGTCAGTGAATGGTCAACATTACCCGAATCAGGTAAGAAAAATAAAGTTTACCTGAAAGAGGTAAATTTACCTGAATCAGGTAAAAAAAGTTTACCCAAATCAGGTAAAGGCGTTTACCCGAATCAGGTAAACACAAAAGACAAACTAACAAAAGACAATATAAAACCTTTTTCGTCCGAGAATTCTGGCGAATCCTCTGACCAACCAGAAAACGATCTTCCTGTGGTGAAACCGGATGCTGCAATTCAGAGCGGCAGCAAGTGGGGGACAGCAGAAGACCTGACCGCCGCAGAGTGGATGTTTGACATGGTGAAGACCATCGCGCCATCAGCCAGAAAACCGAATTTTGCAGGGTGGGCTAACGATATCCGCCTGATGCGTGAACGTGACGGACGTAACCACCGCGACATGTGCGTGCTGTTCCGCTGGGCATGCCAGGACAACTTCTGGTCCGGTAACGTGCTGAGTCCGGCCAAACTCCGCGACAAGTGGACCCAGCTCGAAATCAACCGAAACAAGCAACAGGCTGGCGTGACAGCCGGCAAACCAAAACTCGACCTGACGAACACTGACTGGATTTACGGGGTGGAGCTATGAAAAACATCGCCGCACAGATGGTTAACTTTGACTGTGAGCAGATGCGCCGGATCGCCAACAACATGCCGGAACAGTACGACGAAAAGCCACAGGTACAGCAGGTAGCGCAGATCATCAACGGTGTGTTCAGCCAGTTACTGGCAACTTTCCCGGCAAGCCTGGCTAACCGTGACCAGAATGAACTGAACGAAATCCGCCGCCAGTGGGTTCTGGCTTTCCGGGAAAACGGGATCACCACAATGGAACAGGTTAACGCTGGAATGCGCGTAGCCCGTCGGCAGAATCGACCATTCCTGCCATCACCCGGGCAGTTTGTCGCCTGGTGCCGGGAAGAAGCATCTGTTAACGCCGGGCTGCCAAACGTCAGCGAGCTGGTTGATATGGTTTACGAGTATTGCCGGAAGCGTGGCCTGTATCCGGATGCAGAGTCTTATCCGTGGAAATCGAACGCGCATTACTGGTTGGTTACCAACTTGTACCAGAACATGCGGGCCAATGCGCTGACTGACGCGGAATTACGGCGCAAGGCTGCCGATGAACTGACCTGTATGACAGCGCGAATTAACCGTGGTGAGACGATACCTGAACCAGTAAAACAACTTCCTGTTATGGGCGGTAGACCTCTAAATCGTGCACAGGCTCTGGCGAAGATCGCAGAAATTAAAGCTAAGTTTGGACTGAAAGGATCGATGAAATAGAGCTAAAATATTAGCTTTAAAATAAAGTATATCTAGCGAATATAATCCAGGACTGGTTGTAATGCCCGCAATAATTGATTGCGTGAGTAATAAAATTTTTCTTCCATTGTAATCATTTAACCATAAAGTTTATGTGGATATTTTATTTGTGTGTTGATTTTTTTGTAACGTTCTGTATATTTCGCACCTCTTGTCATACCAGTTATTTTTTTCATTATATTCATAACGTTGATTGAACTATGACCACTGTGAATAAAAAGTTAAAAAAAACTGCATCTGGCGCGATTACATGGTCAGTAATTGTTACCCAGATATTATCTCCAGTTTCTCTTTCTTTGATTCCGGCAAACAGTTTTGCATCGTCTGATAATAAAGATGTTACGCAAATTTATGCTAGCGATGAGCGTGCAAATAAAGTGGCCTCATTTGCAGTAAGTGCAGGTCAGAGTCTGGCGAATAATAATGCAAGTAGTTTTGCTGTAAATACTTTATCAACTCAGGCGACAAAAGAGGTCGTCGATTGGTTGCAACAATATGGCAATGCGCGCATCAAGCTTAATGTCGATGATTCTTTTTCCTTGAAGGATTCATCATTCGACTTTTTATATCCATGGCTGGATACTCAGGATTATGTGCTATTCAGTCAAACATCACTACATCGTACTGATGACCGTAATCAGACCAATATTGGTTTGGGGATTCGTCATTTCACTCCTGATAATGCAATGTTGGGTGCGAATGTTTTCTACGATTATGATTTAAGTCGCAGCCACTCTCGCGCAGGTTTTGGGGTTGAGTACTGGAGAGATTATTTCAGGCTTGGTGTAAATACCTATTTTGGTTTATCTGACTGGAAGGACAGTCGGGATATTGATGATTATCTGGAAAGACCCGCAAATGGCTGGGATTTTTCTGCTGAAGGATGGCTACCTGCTTATCCGCAATTAGGGGCATCTATTCAGTTTGAAAAATATTATGGTAAAAATGTCGGATTATTTGGAAGCGATAATCTGCAGGAAAACCCTTACGCAGTTACTGGGGGAATTTCTTATACACCAGTTCCTCTGATTAAGTTTTCTGCACAGCATAAGCAAGGACAGAGCAACGTTCACGATACAACCTTTGGTGTTGAGTTTAATTACCGCCCAGGCGTTTCCCTTGCTGAACAGCTTAGCAGTGACAATGTTGCAGTTATGCGAGAAGTCCAGAACCGGCGTTATGATTTTGTTGAACGAAATAACAACATTGTTCTGGAGTACAAGAAGAAGCATGCACTGAAAATCAGCTTACCAGAGTCTGTTCAGGGGGATGGCGAATCAATCATCCCTGTAACACTGACAATCAACAATGCCAGTGGTGGTATCAAGTCTGTACAGTGGAATGATAGTGTATTCACTGCGGCTGGCGGTAAGATCAGTGGAAATGGCACATCATGGCAGGTCACTTTACCGGCTTATAAAAGCGAAGGTGTAAATTCGTGGAATGTTGGAGCCACGGTCCAGGATAATAGAGGCAACGTTTCCAACTATGCGGTGATGAATATTAGCGTTATTAATAGTGGTGTCTCGACAGCGGATTCTTCTTTTACGTTGGATGGTGATTCGTCTCCGACGATCTCTGCTGATGGTCAATCCACTCATCCAATAGTATTAAGCCTGAAAGACAGTAACGGTAAGGCATTAACCGGACTGGCTGATGACATTGAAATGTCAGTGGAATTTACTGCGGATAGCAATAGTGCTCGACAGCGTGAAACGGTAACTGCCCCGTCATTAGGCGCGGTAGAGGAAATCTCTGCTGGTGTATATCGCTCTGTTCTGACTGCTGGTTCGCAGGCTGGTACGGTACGTGTAACTGCAAAAGTAATGGATAAAACATTTACTCTCAGTATTAAGCAAACAGCAGCAACAGAACCTGATTCTGAGGTCAGTGCTGTTTTAACCGCTGCACCAGCAGAACAGGTAGTTGGTTACAATATCAATCTACAACTGGCAGTGAAGGATTCACAAGGAAATGCAATCACTGGTGATAACACTCTGAGCTTTTATGCTCTTAACCAGGCAGAAGGAGTCGAGTTTGGGGCTGTAACGGAAAAAGACGGTGTCTATAGCGCGACAGTAACTTCAAAACGAGCTGGTAAGATTCGGATCGGTGTTAAATCGGGTAGTCACAATTTCTCAGGTATTGAGAAAGAAATCTCCTTTATTGAAGATCGAACACAGTTCGCATTCTCTCGTATTGAAGCCAGTAAAAATAATGCATTGGCTGACGGCAAACAACAGAATACGGTGACTGTAAGCCTTGCAGATCGTTTCGGCAATGTTGTGCCCGGTTATGCTGTTACGCTGTCCTTACCTGCGGGGGTAACTCAAGTTGGTGGTGAACATGCTGTGTCAACTGACGAAAACGGTAATGCTGTTTTTGCGTTAATAAGCTCCACTCCGGGTTCTTACGTGATTAAAGCTCATGCTGGTTCTCAGATGTCTACTGAGTTAACAGTAACCTTTGCATCAAATATGATCGGAGCTTCACTGTCACTGACGCCTGGAAACAGTAGCTTAATTTCCAATATTCCTGCTAATGGTAAGGATGCTGCGGTATTGAATGTGCAACTGACAAATACGAATGCGTCGGTCAATGGACAGAAGATTCAGCTCATCACCTCATCTGAAGGATTGTCTGTACCGACAAATATCGTGACTGATTCAACAGGGCATGTTTCCGTACCACTTACAACGGTGAGAGCTGGTGAGTATACGGTGGCTGCACGAGTGACTGACGGTTCCCATAGTGTGGAGTCTGGCAGCGTTAAGTTAACTTTTGTACCAGATGCTGCTTCCGCAGAACTTACTATGAGTACATCAAAACAGCAGATTGTGGCCGATGGTAGTGAAAGTGCAACAGTGGACATTCAGTTGGTTGATGCCAATAACAATGCGTTTACAGGCGATGTGGATTTAACGGTTACACCATCGACGGGAGCATCATTGACCAGTAGTAAACTGCAGTTGGATGCTCATGGACAGGCAACAACGCAGTTCACAGCATCGAAATCAGGCCAGTACACAATTCAGGCTGAGTATGTTCTAGATGGGAAACGTATAACCGCAAGCAAAAATATTGATGCCGTGACGGATGTGAAGGAGGCTGTGTTGGAGATCACATCATCTGCATCTTCGGCTGTAGTGAGCGATACCAACAATCTGATATTTACGTTACTGTTGAAAAGTACGTCAGGCGAAGTATTAAGTGGTCGAGTATTGAATATCAAGGCATCTGGGCCGTCCAAATATGGTGCGTTGGTGGTTGATAAAACCACTGTAACGACTGATGAGTATGGTCTGGCTACGGTAAGCGTACATGGTCGAACGGCTGGTTCGTATAAATTAACGGCGACCTTAGATGAACTTGGCAGTGATGTTAGTGAGGTGAAGTCATTCTCTCTGTATGCTGATGAGGCAAATGGAGTATTGACACTGCATAAAGATGGAGGCTATGACACAGATGATGGTACTCCAGTGGGGGTTTATGCCCGATTTGTTGACCATTTCGGCAATCCGTTATCTGGTACGGTTGAGTTTTCTGCTGGTAGTGAAGATAGTCCAAACTCTCAACGGGTTAAAATGGAGCCTGCTACAGTAACGTTACACTGGACAGGTAATGCAGCCTCGGAGTTCAGCACCTATGAAAGCGGTTATCACTGGATTAAGGCCAAAATAACGAACAGCAAAAATACATATGAGAAAACAATAAGGACTTATGTTGTAAAGCTCCCTGAAAAGGATAGTTAACAAAACAGAATAGGGAGGGCTAAGCCCTCCCACTTTTTAATTGAGACGGACTGTTTCTTAAATTCACTTACGTTAGATATGAACTGATTATTTTTTATAACAATAAAAGACTTTTGATTTTTGAATATCAGTAAGTAATAATGATTTACGTCGACAGACTGAACATCTGTTGGTGACTTCTGCGCTAAACGGGGACGTTTATGCGCACATACAATCTAAACTCTCTTCTCTCTTCACAGATGCAGAAATGCACCTGCGATTCTTTGCATCCAACGTTTGACCTCTGCGGAGGTGAAGCGTGAACCTCCCACAAGATGGCATCAAATTACATCGCGGTAACTTCACCGCTATCGGTCGGCAGATCCAGCCTTATCTGGAGGACGGCAAATGCTTTCGCATGGTGCTTAAACCGTGGCGCGAGAGACGCAGTCTTTCCCAGAATGCACTCAGCCACATGTGGTACAGCGAAATCAGTGAATACCTCATCAGCAGGGGTAAAACGTTCGCCACTCCAGCTTGGGTAAAAGATGCTCTCAAACACACATATCTCGGTTATGAAACCAAAGACCTGGTTGATGTCGTAACCGGTGATATCACCACTATCCAGTCGTTACGCCATACCTCCGACCTTGATACCGGAGAGATGTATGTCTTCCTGTGTAAGGTTGAAGCCTGGGCGATGAATATTGGCTGCCACCTGACTATTCCGCAGAGCTGCGAGTTCCAGCTGCTGCGTGATAAGCAGGAGGCGTAATGGCTACACCGCTTATTCGTGTCATGAACGGACACATCTACAAAGTACCAAATCGTCGTAAGCGTAGGCCTGAGCTGAAACCATCCGAAATACCAACACTGCTCGGATATACCGCCAGCCTGGTTGATAAAAAATGGTTGCGACTGGCAGCAAGGAGGAATCATGGCTGATTTGAGAAAAGCAGCGCGTGGTCGGGAATGCCAGGTAAGAATCCCTGGCGTATGTAATGGCAATCCTGAAACGTCTGTACTGGCACATATCCGGCTGGCTGGATTGTGCGGTACCGGTATCAAACCGCCAGACCTGATTGCCACCATTGCATGTTCTGCCTGTCACGACGAGATCGACCGTCGCACGCATTTTGTTGACGCTGGATATGCAAAAGAATGCGCGCTGGAAGGTATGGCGAGAACGCAGGTTATCTGGCTGAAAGAGGGGGTAATTAAGGCGTGAATACCTACAATATCACATTACCCTGGCCGCCGAGCAATAATCGCTATTACCGCCATAATCGCGGGCGCACGCACATCAGCGCAGAGGGGCAGGCATACCGCGAAAACGTCGCCCGAATCATTAAAAACGCAATGCTGGATATCGGCCTGGCTATGCCTGTGAAAATCCGCATTGAGTGTCACATGCCGGATCGCCGTCGCCGTGACCTGGATAATCTACAAAAGGCCGCTTTTGACGCACTCACCAAAGCAGGTTTCTGGTTGGATGATGCTCAGGTCGTTGATTACCGCGTTGTGAAGATGCCGGTTGTCAAAGGTGGAAAGCTGGAACTGACCATCACTGAACAGGGAGATGAATGATGTTTGAGTTTTATATGGCAGAACTTCTTCGCCACCGCTGGATGCGCCTGCGCTTATATCGTTTCCCCAGTTCTGTTTTGACCGATTACCGAATACTGAGGAATTACGCCAAAACCCTGACAGGAGCAGGAGTATGAAGTCAGAGATAACAATCAACTAATACTGTTTTGTTGATTTTTGCTTGTAATTGGCGTTCTGGTCTGATTTTTGTGGAGTAAGTTGATGCGTGATATTCAGATGGTTCTTGAGCGTTGGGGAGCGTGGGCGGCTAATAATCATGAAGATGTGACCTGGTCGTCCATTGCCGCCGGTTTTAAGGGATTAATTCCTTCAAAAGTAAAATCTCGCCCGCAATGTTGTGACGATGACGCGATGATCATTTGCGGGTGCATGGCCCGTCTGAAAAAGAACAACAGCGATTTGCACGATTTATTAGTAGATTATTATGTAGTCGGTATGACATTCATGTCACTGGCAGGTAAGCATTGCTGCTCTGATGGTTATATCGGGAAAAGGTTACAGAAGGCTGAGGGCATAATTGAAGGGATGTTAATGGCATTAGATATCCGGTTAGAGATGGATATCGTTGTTAATAACTCTAATTAATATGCCAATTGTTTACTAAAAATTATTAAAAATGGGGCGTTGAGACGCCCCCAAAAATAAAGGGTAATATATAACAGAAGGTTTATATAGTTAGAAGCAAGGTTGTGCTCCTAAAGGAAGTGGCTTGAGGGAGCCACTTATATGTTGGGGAGGCAAAGCCTCCCGCAACATATCTTTTTCGTAATCAGATTAGAACTGATACACCAGACCTACAGCGACGATGTCGTCGGTATCAATACCAGCTGTTTTGGTAAACTTACTATCGTCAATTAAGTTGATTTTGTAATCAACAAAAGTGGACATGTTTTTATTAAAGTAGTAAGTAGCACCGACATCGACATACTTGACTAAGTCTCGGTCACCATGAACACCAAGGTCTTTACCTTTTGACTGAAGGTAAGCAACAGATGGTCGCAGACCGAAGTCAAACTGATATTGTGCTACTGCTTCAAAGTTTTGTGCTTTGTTTGCAATATGGTTATTACCAAAAACGGTCATATTCTGAGTTTCAGAATATGTGGTAGCCAGATAGATATTGTTCGCATCATATTTCAGGCCTGCAGCCCATACTTCCGCATTTTTGCCGGAGGCATTGAATTTGCTCTTACCATAGGCGACCTGACCGTCAGTGCGATCTGATTTAGCATAGGTTGCACCCACGCCGAATCCTTCATACTCATAAGTAGTGGAGAAACCGAAACCATCACCATTGGCTTCAGTTACGTCAGTGCGGTCATTTTTACCCTGATACTGAGCAGCAAAGTTCAGGCCATCGACCAGACCAAAGAAGTCGTTGTTACGATAGGTTGCAACACCAGTGGTGCGACCAGTCATGAACACATCTGTTTGGGTCCAGGTATCGCCACCGAATTCTGGCAGAACGTCAGTCCACGCACCGATGTCGTATGCTACACCGTAGTTACGGCCGTAATCGATTGAGCCGTAGTCACCGAATTTCAGGCCTGCAAATGCAAGACGGGTTTTGTCTTTGGAGGAACCTTGAGATTCAGCGCGGTTGCCTTTGAATTCATATTCCCACTGACCGAAACCAGTCAGTTGATCGTTGATTTGGGTTTCACCTTTGAAGCCAAGACGGGCATAAGTAGTATCACCATCATCTGCATCGTTAGAGGAAAAGTAGTGCTTGGCATTAACTTTCCCGTACAGATCCAGCTTGTTACTGTCTTTATTATAAATTTCAGCTGCCTGAGCAGACATCGCCATCAGTACTGATGCAGCTACAGCAGAAATTGCCACTGTTAATTTTTTCATCGTGAGCCCTTTTTTTTGAACTATTATTAAAAAATGATGTCACTGCGCGATAAATATTCATCTAATCAATGTGATTATTTCAAGATGTAAGTTTTAGTTTCTCATTTAATTTGTGAAGTAGATCTCTATTTTTATCTGAACTTTTTCTATCGAAACCTATTTATGGCTCTTATTTGAACAAAAATAAACCTATTAGCTAATTTATATTAATGGCTGTTATTTATGGGGATTCTATAATTCGGTGGTTTAATTTAAATCAACTAAAAATAACGCCGGAAATTATTTATTGGTTATTTGTTGAGGTTTTCTTATATATTTGTGGTGGTGTTTTGAACACTCGGTAGCATTCTCATAAATATCATTCAGTGGTTTACGTACGTAAAAAATTGGTTATGCTGTTAAGAGTGGTTACTTCGTCACACAGCTTAAACCCGCCGTCGAGCTGGTTTTTCCATTTTTTGAGTCTCGATATTAGCTGATAACTCAATACCTGAGTTATTCACTGACTCCGAGTCTGTTACGTTTCTGCTTTTTTGCGATACGTTGTATTCCCTCAATTTACACCCGCTTTGTCTGCGAGGTGGGGTTATGAAATCCATGGATAAGTTAACAACGGGTGTCGCCTATGGCACCTCAGCAGGTAGTGCCGGTTACTGGTTTTTACAGCTGCTCGATAAAGTCACGCCCTCACAGTGGGCAGCAATAGGTGTGCTGGGTAGCTTGGTATTTGGCCTGCTGACGTACCTGACAAACCTTTATTTCAAGATTAAAGAATGTAGTGGCACAGTAAATTTGGCCACCTGATTAAAGGTGATATCCTCACCACAACACAAAACAGGTGACTTAATGAACAAGAAAACCAAACGTACTTTCACCCCTGAATTCAGGCTGGAATGTGCACAGCTAATTGTTGATAAGGGCTACTCATATCGACAAGCCAGTGAAGCGATGAATGTCGGTTCTACCACGCTTGAGAGTTGGGTGCGCCAGCTCAGGCGAGAGCGTCAGGGGATTGCGCCCTCTGCCACACCTATTACTCCAGACCAGCAACGTATCCGCGAACTGGAAAAGCAGGTTCGCCGCCTGGAGGAACAAAATACGATATTAAAAAAGGCTACCGCGCTCTTGATGTCCGACTCGCTGAACGGTTCACGATAGTTGCCAGACTGAGTGACAGCCACTCAGTTGTCAGCCTCTGTTCTGCTCTGGAAATACACCGCAGCAGTTACCGGTACTGGCGAAAACGACGCGATACGGTTAATCCGGCGCGAGTCAGGTTGTGCAGCGAAATACGCCGGGCGTGGAACCAAAGTAGGGGCTCTGCGGGGGCGCGCACGCTGGCTGAAATGCTGACCCAAAACGGCGTCCCGATGAGCCGTTACCGTGCCGGGCGTCTGATGAAATATCTGAACCTGAGCAGTTGTCAGCCCGGAAAACATCAGTACAAAAATGCTCGTCAGGAACATACCTGTCTGCCGAATCTGCTTGAGCGCCAGTTCGCTGTGCCCGAGCCAGATAGGGTATGGTGCGGAGATATTACGTATATCTGGGCAGGAAATCGCTGGTGCTATCTGGCGGTCGTCATGGATCTTTTTGCCCGCAGGGTTATCGGCTGGAGCCTGTCAGCGAATGCCGATACTGCCCTGATAAGCAGTGCCCTGCGGATGGCGTATGAGGTGCGTGGTCAGCCGCGGGACGTCATGTTCCATAGCGACCAGGGAAGTCAATATACAGGACTGAAATATCAACAACTTCTCTGGCGTTACAGGATAAAGCAAAGTGTCAGCCGACGGGGAAACTGCTGGGATAACAGTCCAATGGAACGCTTCTTCCGCAGTCTGAAAACAGAATGGGTGCCAACCGATGGCTACACAGGCAAAGACGTGGCCCGGCAGCAAATCAGCAGTTATATTCTGAATTATTACAATAGCGTCAGGCCTCACCATTATAACGGAGGGCTGACGCCGGAAGAGTCAGAGAACAGATACCATTTTTACTGTAAAACCGTGGCCAGTATTACTTGACCACTACAAACACAAAGCCGATGTTTGTTGGTCAGGGCGATCAGATATTCATGAACGAAGTGTTCCTGAAATATCTGACGGCTCCCACCATTACCAGCGGCGGTAATCCTCCGGCATTTTCCCTGACACCGGACGGGCGGCTGACGGCGAAAAATGCCGATATCAGCGGTAACGTGAATGCGAACTCCGGGACGCTCAACAACGTCACGATTAACGAGAACTGCCGGGTTCTGGGAAAACTGTCCGCGAACCAGATTGAAGGCGATCTCGTTAAAACAGTGGGCAAAGCTTTCCCCCGGGACTCCCGTGCACCGGAGCGGTGGCCATCAGGAACCATTACCGTCAGGGTTTATGACGATCAGCCGTTTGACCGGCAAATTGTTATCCCGGCGGTGGCATTCAGTGGCGCTAAACATGAGCAAGATCATACTGATATCTACTCCTCATGCCGTCTGATAGTACGAAAAAACGGTGCTGAAATTTATAACCGAACGGCTCTGGATAATACGCTGATATATACGGGTGTTATTGATATGCCTGCAGGCAGTGGTGTCATGACACTGGAATTTTCTGTATCGGCATGGCTGGTAAATGGCTGGTATCCCACAGCAAGTATCAGCGATTTGCTGGTTGTGGTGATGAAGAAAGCCACCGCAGGCATCAGTATCAGCTGAATTTTATAACCCCAATACGGGCGTCAGAAATGACGCCTTTTTTATTGCAGAAAAGCGAGAGGTAATTATGCGTAAATTATGTGCTGTTATTCTGTCCGCAGTAGTCTGGCTGGTTGCCGCTGGTACGCCAGCGAGCGCAGCAGAGCATCAGTCCACACTAAGCGCCGGGTATCTTCAGACCCATACTGATATGCCAGGCAGTGATGACCTGAAGGGCATTAACGTGAAATACCGTTATGAATTTACGGACACGCTGGGGCTGGTGACGTCATTCAGTTATGCCAATGCCAAAGATGAGCAAAAAACGCATTACAGCGATACCCGCTGGCATGAAGATTCAGTGCGTAACCGCTGGTTCAGCATGATGGCGGGGCCGTCTGTACGCGTGAATGAATGGTTCAGTGCTTATGCGATGACGGGTGTGGCTTACAGCCGTGTTTCGACGTTCTCCGGGGATTATCTCCGCGTAACTGACAGCAAGGGGAAAACGCACGATGTGCTGACCGGAAGTGATGGCGGTCGCCACAGCAACACGTCTCTGGCGTGGGGGGCTGGCGTGCAGTTTAACCCGACCGAATCCGTGGCCATTGACCTTGCTTATGAAGGTTCCGGCAGTGGCGACTGGCGCACTGACGGTTTCATCGTGGGTGTCGGTTATAAATTCTGATTAGCCAGGTAACACAGTGTTATGACAGCCCGTCGGTTCAGGCGGGCTTTTTTGTGGAGTGGATATGGCAGCAGTAAAAATCTCAGGTGTGCTGAAAGATGGTGCGGGAAAACCAATACAGAACTGCACTATTCAACTGAAGGCAAAGCGTAACAGCACCACGGTACTGGTGAACACGGTGGCCTCTGAAAATCCGGATGAAGCCGGGCGTTACAGCATGGATGTTGAGTATGGCCAGTACAGCGTCACCCTGCTGGTTGAAGGTTTTCCGCCTTCACATGCCGGAACCATTACCGTCTATGAAGGTTCCAGACCAGGTACGCTGAATGATTTTCTCGGTGCCATGACGGAAGATGATGTCATGCCGGAGGCATTGCGTCGTTTTGAGGCAATGGTGGAAGAAGCGGCACGCAACGCCGAAGCCGCCTCTCAGAGCGCAGCGGTGGCAAAGAAATCCGAAACTGCAGCGGCATCATCGAAGAACGCGGCGAAAACCTCAGAAACGAATGCAGCTAACAGCGCACAGGCGGCAGCGACCTCACAGACTGCATCGGCAAACTCCGCGACAGCAGCCAAAAAATCAGAAACCAACGCGAAAAACAGCGAGACAGCCGCAAAGACGAGCGAAACCAACGCAAAGTCCAGCCAGACGGCAGCGAAAACCAGCGAAACGAATGCCAAAGCCAGTGAAACTGCGGCGAAAAACAGCCAGGCTGCAGCAGCTGAAAGCGAGAGCGCGGCGGCCGGTTCTGCGACTTCAGCAGCCGGATCAGCAACTGCTGCGGCTAACAGTCAGAAAGCAGCGAAGACGAGTGAAACTAACGCAAAGTCCAGCCAGACGGCAGCGAAGACCAGCGAAACGAATGCCAAAGCCAGCGAAACTGCAGCGAAAAGCAGTCAGGATGCAGCAGCCGAAAGCGAGAGTGCTGCAGCTGGTTCTGCAACAGCGGCAGCTAATAGCCAAAAAGCTGCAAAAGCCAGTGAAACTAACGCAAAGACGAGTGAAACAAAAGCAGCAGCTAGCGAGACAGAAGCAACGTCAGCCGCAACAAGAGCAGAGAATGCAGCCCGGATTGCAGAAGATGCCGCTGATCCTGCTTCTGTCCCTCCGCTTCCTGATATCTGGCTACCCTTGAATGATTCTCTGGAAGCGATAACAGGGTATGCCCCGGGCTATAAAACAATAACCATCGGCAGTGATGAAATAACAATGCCTGTTAATGGCATATGCCAATTTAGCCGGGCTTCATCTGCAACGTATATTGATAAGTCCGGGCATATTACCGTGGCAGGGAATAACGTTCCTCGTTTTGAAAAATATGGTTTTCTGATAGAGAATCAGCGAACAAACATGTTCGTAAATAGTTTTAATCCTGATGCCTGGAATAAAAGCGGTGGTATATCTGTAACATCATCAACAGATGAATTTGAGTTTAAATATGGACGTTTCACAGTAGGAAGCGACATAGCAGGAACGACAACAGGGAGAAATATATGCACAGTTGCTGGTAATAAAGGCATAGATGTGACTGGCGATGATCAGTACAGTAAAGGTCCGTATGTTACCGCGTCGTTCAGGGTAAGAAGTGATCTCAATGTTCGCGCACGTATCCGTTTTGAACGGTATAACTCGGAAGGATACACTTTCCTTTGTGACGCCTATTTGTCATTACAGACCCATGAACTACAAATTACGGGTGGTAATGCCCAGCTATTAACAGCAAACTTTGAAATCGATCCAGGTAGTGGATGGATATATTTTCAGGCAACCCTGAAATGTCTGCCAGAATGGGGAATGGTTGGTACGCAGTTGCAAATTGCAGCCGACAGAGCTGTGGGGTCTTTTGCAACAGGTGACTGGATAGAAGTAACCACCCCGCAATTTGAGTATGGTGCTTGTGCAACATCCTTTATCATAACGACAACAGAGCCAGCTACTCGTGCATCAGATTTATGTAAATTTCCGCTGATGAAAAATATGTATACCATGCCTTTTACGTTCATGGTGGAAGTCCATAAAAACTGGTTTATTTCTCATAATGCTGCACCGCGTGTCATTGATTCAGAAAATCACCAGTCCGGGGGCCCATTTATTATGGGGTTTGGTTCTTCTGGAACTATTAGTCAGGACGGTTATTCGTATTGCGATATAGGCGGGGCTAACCGACGTGTATATGAGTCATGCGGAGTAAGAGATCTCGTTATGGGATTCAGGGTTAAGGCTGACGGCATGACATGCTCATTTGCAAATAAGCATATAAGCACAGAAACAAAAACAGTATGGAAATATATTCGTGAAGCTGCCGTGATTCGTATCGGGGGGCAAACGACGACAGGATTACGACACCTTAATGGTCATATAAAAAACCTCCGTTTCTGGAACAGAGCATTGTCAGATACGCAGCTTAAGGAATACGTATAATGCGGGATATAACATTACGATTCGATAACAGAGAACAGTTTAACGCAATTGTATATGACAGTGGCCTGTTCAGTCTTGAAGAAGAAAATGGGGTTCTTGTTGATGTTATTGGCTGCATTATCGATTACGAGGAGCCAGAAAACGAAAGATGTACAGGCATTGATCGCGGTGGTTTTTTCGTAAACATGAGGATTGTTGATGGCAGTAAAAACATATCTTCTTTAATGCCTTTCATTACGACAGATCAGCATGTAAGGACATGGGCTTAATGGAGTAAGACAATGGTTACAAAAACAGTAATTCCGGGAGACATCACCACGCTAAAGGGAGATATTTCCTCAATTAACGGAAAAGTATCAACGCTTCAGACTGAGATGACCAGTGCAAAGCAGGATATCAGCTCCAGATACACAAAAACTGAAGTTGATAATAAGCTGAAAAACAAACTGGAAGTGAATGCTCTCGAAAGCGGTAATTATGGTGGAGATTTTTACCCGCTGACTGGCCGCGAAGCGTTTTATTTATGGGGGTTGGGCACGACTACTGCGGCGGCAAACCTTTATCTTAATCCTGACCCTGCAATTTCGTCTGTACTGCGGTCAACATCGTCTATCCGCTATAAACATTCAGTAGAGACGATAGATTCAGAGCACGCCGATGTCATTTTCAGGATGCGCCCTGTGTGGTACAGGTCGCAATGCGAAAATGACAGGCGTGACTGGGGGTTCTACGGATTGATTGCCGAGGAAGTAGGAGAAATTGCCCCTCAGTTTGTACACTGGCGACCAGCTAACGAAGATGATGCTCCTGAAGCTATTTCCAGCAATGGCCTTGTTGCCGAAGGTGTAATGTACGAACGTCTGGTTGTTCCACTGATTCACCATATCCAGAAGCTGACAGAAAGAGTTGATGAACTTGAGTCAGAATTAAAGTTGTTATTAACTTCCCGAAGCGATATCGGATAAAGGAGGAATAATGGATATAACACCTTTCCTTCATGCACTTTGTGCTGTGGCTGCGCAGGTACTGGTTGGTCTTTTTACCGGAAACTGGGCTTACGGGGCGATAGCCGGTTGTACGTTCTTCATTGCGCGTGAACACACCCAGGCAGAATATCGCTGGATCGAAATGTTCGGGCATGGCAAGCGAATGAATATGCCGTGGTGGGGCGGTTTTGATCCGCGCGCGTGGGATGTGGCAAGCCTGATGGATTTTGCTGTGCCGGTGGTGGCGTGTCTGCTGGTCTGGCTGTTGGTTAATCGTGGGTGAAAAAAGGTGAGCTGTATATGCAACGGAGGAAGAAAACTCGTTGCTGGAAGCCTGGAAAAAGTATCGGGTGCTGCTAAACCGTGTGGACACTTCCGTAGCACCAGATATCGAGTGGCTTATTCAACCATAATAAACAGTATGTATATCATAGGTTATTAATTGTGAGTTTTTTCGGTGTGTTATTTGTTTGTTTGATGTTATGCTTTTGCGCCCCAAAAGGTTGTTTAGATGTATTTTATCAATTGATTTTCAATGTCGTTTAATAAAGAAAAATTAAGCAAGCTGGATGTTGGTTTTTTGTTAATTGAATGGTTCTAATAATGTTTTTTTACTGTTGTTGAATGTGACTTGATAAGAAATGCAAGTAAAAATGATACTCTTTTTATTTTAAATTCAAACGGTTGACATATATATAGCAAGAGGTTTCAGGTGCGTTGTAGTGAGTTTATGTTAATAAAAAGTATAGTAAGCGTTGAAAAATGTAACTTTGAAATACGTTAGAATAAAAAACAATATACATATAATAATTTAATCTTAAATGAAATTTATTAAAATTTGCAAACTATAATTTTGTGTATAAAAATATAAATGCACATCATCCTGATTATGATTGTGTATTTAATTGGTTGTTATTTGACTGCTATCAACTTGTTTTAATTTTATGATAGGTGCAAGATGGATTATGTTTGCTCCGTAGTTTTCATCTGTCAATCATTTGATTTAATTATAAACAGGAGAGTTATCTCGTTCAAAAAAAATTCATTGTTTATTGTAAGCGACAAAATTAGAAGGGAGTTACCAGTATGCCCCTCTAAACTAAGAATTGTTGATATAGATAAGAAAACATGTTTATCCTTTTTTATCGACGTGAATAATGAGCTGCCTGGCAAATTTACTCTTGATAAGAATGGCTATATTGCTGAAGAGGAACCTCCATTATCGCTTGTTTTTTCTCTGTTTGAAGGGATTAAAATAGCAGACTCACACTCCCTTTGGTTAAAAGAAAGACTATGTATATCCTTACTTGCCATGTTCAAAAAACGCGAAAGTGTAAATTCATTTATACTAACAAATATAAATACATTTACCTGTAAAATTACTGGAATAATCAGTTTTAATATTGAGCGGCAATGGCATTTAAAAGATATTGCGGAATTGATTTATACGAGTGAAAGTTTAATAAAAAAAAGATTAAGGGATGAAGGAACGTCATTTACTGAAATATTGAGAGATACTAGGATGAGGTATGCAAAAAAACTCATAACTTCAAACTCTTATTCTATCAATGTCGTAGCCCAGAAATGTGGCTATAACAGTACTTCATATTTCATATGTGCATTTAAAGATTATTATGGTGTCACGCCATCTCATTATTTTGAGAAAATAATCGGCGTCACAGATGGAATAAACAAAACAATTGACTGA